GTTCCATAGACATCTTACTATATAATGTATGTAGATATTTTCTACTCACATTATACATTGTTTTCATATTACTGCTTACTCATCGTCCATAAACATATACACGGCTGGTGGTAGTTCTTGTTGAACGGTATATCTTGGGTTAGTTGGGTCGTATGCCCGTGTGCTTTCTATCATCTTTGTATATTTCTCATACTTCGCCTTATCCATATCTGTGCCGTCGCTTTCGTAGGGTGCTACCTTGAGGTCATACCACGGTATGTGTAATACCTTGTGTTTGTAATCCACAATCTCACCTTCCTTATTACGACCCTTACGCTGAAAATCCTCTTTCTTATACTTAGAGAATGTGGTAGGAGCGTAATGACGATATAATGACACATCAACGAACTTGAATATGATGATACCCTTCGCATTATTATCCTTTAGATACTTATGTTTGTTCGCTCCGATGATACAACTATTCTGTCGTAGTTTGGGAGATTGTGATATGCGGATAACAGTCATCAAATCATCGGTGCGACTTTTCTGTTCCAGATAGTAGTCGTATGGCTCACCGGTCTTCAGTGATGTGAGTGTATCAACACATCTCCAGTCCATTGCGTGGAATGGGTTAGAAGTCTTACGAAAGTTCATTCCATTGGTGAGTTTCTTGATAAGAGGCTCATTCTCTATCTCATTCTTCGCTCCGAGTAGTAGGTCGTCTGACTGAGTGCGAACGGTGGGAGGCACGGCGGACATTGGTTATACCTTGGAAACCGGAAATAAATCGCCGGAAAGAACTCACAGCGAGTGCTGTAAAATCACCATTTTACACAGATATAGGCTATTAGGTTGTAAAAATCTCCATTTACGCAGTAATATACACATAATACCAGTAAAAATCATATGATTTTTACCTATAATAATGGTTATTTACAATAGGAACTAATAGATTTTTACTTATTTGCGTATTTAATCGTGTAATAATCTCCCGGTATAGTATATAATGCTACAATATATAATACCTTATGTGATTGTGATAGGTTTATATCATATAATCGTCAAGAAGTCAATCAAGTATCATAAACCAACATTGCCTATCTGGGTTTGATAGGAAAGTTTTGCGGTTTCCCCGGCAAAATATAATAGTTCCATTAAGTATAACAATGGCGACCTTCCGTATTACGCCCTTTATGGAAACCCTACGCAAGGTGATGGTAGATGCTGGACTGGCTGAGACAAGTGCTGACCTTTATATGAAGTGTCTCTACACACTCAACAACAAGCAACCCTTTAACAACCTATCATTCACTAAGCAGACTGATAGTCTCAACACAATCATCAACACATACTCTGAGACTACTAAGAGAACCTATTACTCGGCTCTCATCAATGCTCTCAAGAGTGTCAAGGATAAGGCTTCTTATAAGAAGATATACAAGTATTGGTCTGACCTTATGGCTGAGAAGACAAAGGAGAAGAACGCTACTAAACCAGACGACCAGCAGAAGAGTGATAAGCAGAAGGATAACTGGATTGAGTGGAATGAGGTCATCACTAAGGTTGATGATATGAATAAGGGTATGGTTGCTACGGCTAATAAGAAGAACATCACACCCCAAGAGTATGATAAACTACTTCAGACAGTTGTCCTATCACTCTACGCATACATTCCTCCCCGTCGCAACCAAGACTATCTGGATATGTATATCGTTAAGAAGTGGGCTGATACAATGGATAAGGACAAGAACTATTTTGACTTAACTGGTAAGCGGTTCATATTCAATGTGTATAAGACCAGTAAGAAGCACGGTCAGCAGATAGAGGCTCTACCTCACGACCTACTCCACCCCCTAATGACCTATGTGAAGCACCACCCACTCCTAAGAGGCAACAAGGGAAAGACCCCAATGGTTAAGATGCTTGTATCCAGTGATGGAACTCCTATCACGGCNGTGAATGCGATTACCCGTATTCTTAATAAGTTGTTTGGGAAGTCAGTGGGGTCATCAATGCTCCGCCACATTTACCTCTCAAATAAGTATGGTGATAAGTTGGAGGAGATGAAGGAGGACGCAGAGATGATGGCTCATAGTATGGGTCAGCAAAAAGAATATATAAAAACAAGTGATTGATAGATTGGGTATCATAATGAGGGTAATGAGGGTTAAACGCATAGTTTCCTAATAGACCAGCCTCCCATAGAAGACTTTGGAGGAGAACCCTCATTGCCCTCATTGTATTAGAGTTTCTACCAGCCAGACTTTCCGGCTCGTAAAATCCCCGGCGTTTAATATCTTTACTACCAATATAATGGATAGCCTACCAGAGCCTAAGCAGACTTCCACGCTGAAAGACCTTGATGTGTTAAAGGGTATCGTAAATGATATCCATAAGTTATACGATGAGATTATCCGTCTTGAGGCTGATACGGCATATGTCGTGGGTGATATGAAACAAGCATATATCCGTGTCATAAAGGATAAGGTGTGGAGAACTAATAGACTTCTATGGACTTACCAGATGGAGGCTCTTGGTCGCTTTGGAGACTATGCTGGTAGCACGATGCCTACTATCCCCACACACATTGACCCTATAGTCAGTCAATCAGACCCCAAAGACGCTAAGGCAGTCCCACGAGCATATATAGATGAGTTAAGAACTGATAAACTCCTTAGACACCCCTTAGCCCGTTCGTAATATCCCGGCATTTTAAATATTATTACTAAGTATAAGATGAAGATTGTTTTTGCCTCTAATCACTATCACGATGTGAAAGGATATGCTATTGTCGTGTATGAAATCCTTTCACGCCTTGTTAAAGAGCCTAACCTTGATGTGTATCTCTTTGGGTGGAGACAACATAAGACATTCCGTCGTCCTAAGATTGAAGGATTGAAAGGTGAATATGTTGCTTCTGTAGGCGACGAAGCCCAAATCGGTCAAGATGTGCTACATAAGTATCTTGCTAAAATAAAGCCAGACCTTACTATCGTCTATGGGTCAAATATGGTTATGAAGGTATTAAGTGAAGCCTTACCTAAGAAGACATATAGAATATGGTGTTATTTAGACCAAGTATATAAGGGAGGTAATCTATTTGGACTTGAGGTAGAGAAGTATATTGTATTTTCAGAACAATGGAGAATGCCCGTATCAGTTCCTCAGATTGTAATGACCCACGCACCAAATGTATATGCTAAGCCTTTGCCTATTGAAGATTGTTTAGCATTGAGAAAGGAACTTAATATAGGCGATACTGAGACTGTATATCTATCAATCAACACAAATACCGCAAGAAAACGCTTAGACCTTCTATTACAATCCTTTAAGATATACAAAGATAAGGGTGGTGAAGGCAAACTTGTTATGCTAACCCAACAAGATGGTTTTTATAGGTTAGATGCCGTTATGGCGGTTGAGAAAATCAATCAAGATGATATCAGAGTGATACAAAGTGGTGGTCTTTCTGACGAAACAATCAACCTATTTTATAATATGGCTGATTATGGCGTTAATAGTTCAGATGGTGAGGGTTGGGGTATTATGGCTTGTGATATGGCTTACCTTGGAAAACCACAAATAGCGATGGATATAGGTGCGTATAGGACTTGGCTCACGGACGACACTGCCGTGTTATTAAAACCAACTATACGCATCTATAGACATTTAGCAGACTATTGTGGTCTATACAACAATACAACAACTCCAGAACTATTTGCTGAAGCATATGCTGATGTTAGAACCAAATCAAAACCAGTTGTCAATATTACTTGGGACACTGCTATGATAGAGTTTAAGCGGGAGTTGTTCCTAAGTCAGTAGCACTGAGCCATACCCTCCAGCCCGGTGAGTATTCAGTCCAAGTGATGTTAGCAACATTAGTATTACCTATGCCTTGTCCTCCATTCAACACAACATTGAGATACACATTAGCATCAAGGGCGGGGTAGAACACTTGGTATGTGAGAGGAGGGAAGTCAATGAGAGGGTTAGCACCGTTAGAAACCGCTGATACAGATGTAGGGGCAGAAAAGGTATTCTGCTGACCGTATCCAAAGAGAGAAGGGAGACTGTCCTCCGCACCAGTAGCCGTGTTAGAAATGTAAGGGGAAGATGTTAGAGATGTGCCGGGACTTGAACCAGTCCAAGTCGTGTTAGCACCACCGTCATACACCATCGTGATGAGGTAAGTATTACCCGCCGTAAGCCCAAGGTTAAACTGCTGAAGAGGAACTGATAGAACATTACCAACGGGTGTGCCTCCCTCCGCCTTAGCAGTGAGTGCCGTTCCAGTAGCAATGAGTTTGAGACCACCAGCACCAGCGGACACGGCAGATACTGAGATAGTATTATCCGTTAGGCTGGGCTGGAGGTTAATACCCGCACCAGCAACAAGGGCAGAGCCAACTGTTATGCCCGTAGCAGAAGGCACAAGATTTACACCACTTCCAAACTGGGACGCTAATGCTAACGCATACATAGGTGTCCAAGGTGAAGGGGTGTTAAGGTGAGGGGCAGTGAGAACTGCGGGTGCTACTGGGGCAACAATCTCAGTATTACAGACATAGAGACCACCGAAACCACCAGCACTGTTATCACGAACAACCTCACCAACCGCATAGCCACGGCTATCAAGCCACACACCAGAACCGGTCGTAGCATCAAGGGGGGCAAGGGAAAGAGCCGTAGCACCGGGCGTAGGAGGTGCGGGTGTAGCAGACCCAAATACGACCCAAGGGCTGGGGGCGGGAGCAGTAGTAGGGTCAGTTCCACGGTTAGAAGCGGAGGCAAGAACATAGGCGACATTGTTAGAGCCAAACACCACATTGTGAAGCACATATGTTGTATCAGCGTTCCAAGCACCACCATAAGTTAGAGCCTCTGGAGCAAATACATTGACATTACCGGCTAATGACGACAAGGACATTGTTATATACTGATAGGAGATATTTTTTATGCCGTTATGTTCGTTTTTGAAACGAATATAATAGGATAAATATCTAAGATGGGTAATGAGGGTTATCCTCAAAACCTTATATAGTGCCGGAAACCTTTAGCAGAAACTTAGCGGAAGACCCTCATTGCCCTCATTGTATCATTTACATAATACGGTCGGCGATGCTCTTCTTGCCTCCGCTACGACCGCCAGAGCGACCTCCAGACATACCACCAGATGAGCCACCGCTATTACCATATCCAGCCATCTCAGCGACTTGGCGGACATTTTCGGGCATCATACCTTTAGCCATACTAATGTAGGGCTTTGTCTGGTGATAGACATCACGAGCCTTTGATAGGATATTTCCAAGGCTTCCCATTAGTCCTTTACCGCCAACAATACGCTTGAGTTCAGCGTGAGAGGCGACGGGGGCAAGGGGAGCAGAGATGATATCTTGCTCGGAGAGGACACCCTTGATGATACGGGAACTACCACGGATACTCTCAAAGAAGCCACTATTAACCGTGATGACATACATAGAAGCACCAACGGCGAAGGGAGCGGGGTTATACACAGATAACTGGAACTGGAGAGTGTAGTTGCCTACAAGGGAAGGTGCTTGTCCGCTCTGTAGGGTGATATCAGTGCCGGGCTTTAGCACAAGGAAGCCACCAGACATAGGCACTTGTGCCCCATTAGCACCTTGGAACGCCTTACCAGACCACTGCTGATAGTCCATCTCAAGACCATTGCGAACAGACATACCATATAACTGCTCCGATGTGTGAGATGATAGGAGACCAGAGAAGTTATCAAACTGGATACTGAGAGGATTGACACGACCACCACCGATACTTGCCGTAGCGGGAGGGAGATACCAATCACCGTAGTAAGGGGAGTAGGGGTCTTCTCCACCAAGTGAGAGAGGCTTCACATAGATGATTAGTAGGTCGGGTATCTGAGGGAGCGTGATAGTCTGAGACTGTATCTGCTGGACTTGTCCCGCTGGGATAGGTGTGAGGCTATTAGTGATGTAGCGGGGGAACTCCATATAAGGCACGACTGACTTAGGAGGAAGAGCGACCTCAAGAGAAGGTGTTAGGAACTGCGTATTCATAATAGAACCACGGAAGGCGACATTCTGGAACTGTGTGATAGGAGCAGATAGAGTATTAACAAGAGCATTGCTTGGAGACCAACGCCACACACGACCGGGCTGACGCAANTTCATAATNAGTTGAATGTTATTGATACCAAAGAGACCAGTGTCGCACTCATTGACATCGGAATAGATGAAAGGAGAGAGAACCAGTTTCTCCGTGCTACGGAAGGCAAGGAAGAGGACGAATGAGCCATTAGCGGGGATATCAGCCACGGGTGCTGGGACATAGTAAGGGAGACCATCGTCCGTATTAGCCACTTCCTTAGCCTTATATTCAACACCACCAACAGTCCAGTTAGCCGTAGAGGCATTGAGGATATTGCCGTTGTTATCCGTGTAGTAGCAAGAACTGAAAGCACCGTTGGGGAGAGTATCAACCGCCGTCTGAGAGCCTACCGTAGCATTGGGCTGATTGACAGTCTGGGCGTTGAGACCACCGTTATACTGATACTTATCAAGCATTGTCGGGCAAGTTCTCTGGAGACGGTTGTGCTTGTAATCTACCATACGCAGAACCTCACGCTGAACATCTTGGGCGTTGATGACAGATGTAGTATCGTTAATCGTGGTCGTCATCGTGGAGCAAAGGGAGTTTAGCGGGAAGGCACAAAGGGCAAGACCATTACCAAGACCTACTGGGAATGCCGTGTCAGCGGGAAGGGCTACTGATGTGGTGAAACTGGACTGAGTGTAGCAAGTGGAAGACCACTCTAAGGCTCTATCAACAAACACATTCTCAGAAGGCACATAGATGTTATATGTGTGCTGAGACGCAGTCTCGGAGATA